ATTTAAAACAAGGAATGAGAAAAATAAAATCTAGAAAATATGGCAGAAACTAAGACAGTTAATTTAAATGTTGAAACAAATTTAGGTTCTTTAAAAAGCCAATTAAAAGAAGCTCAAAGAGAGGTTGAAGCGTTATCGGAAAAGTTTGGAGTAACTTCTAAAGAAGCAACAACCGCAGCACGTAAAGCAGCAGAATTAAAAGACGCTATAGGTGATGCAAAAGCCTTAACTGATGCCTTTAATCCAGATGCTAAATTCAATGCTTTATCTACTTCTTTAGGTGGTGTTGCTAGTGGTTTCGCAGCATATCAAGGTGCTATGGGGTTAGTTGGCGTTGAGTCTAAGGAGTTAGAAGCACAACTTTTGAAAGTTCAAAGCGCTATGGCTTTGTCGCAAGGATTACAAGCTATTGGAGAAGCTAGAGATTCATTTTCACAATTAGCAGCGGTTATAAAAACAAGCGTAATAAACGCATTTAGTTCTTTAAAAACAGCTTTAATAACTACAGGAATAGGTGCTTTGGTTATTGGTATTGGCTTATTAGTGGCTAATTTTGATAAACTAAAAAATTCAATATCTAAAAATTTAGCAGATGCTCAAAAATTTGTAGATAGCACAAAACGTCAAGGAGATGCTGCGAGATCAACAGCGAATGATTTCGCAGAATATGAAAGAACTTTAAAAAGATTAGGATACACAGAAGACCAAATTTATAAAAAAAGAGGTGAAAAATTAAAAGGTGCTATTTCGGGAACTGAAAGAGAAATTGAAGCTAATAAAAAACTTTACAAAGAACAATTAGCTAATTTAGATACTGTTTATAAATTTGATAAAATAGGTTTAAATGCGACTGGACGTGCTTTGTATGGTAGTGAAGAAGATGCACAAAAAACTAGGGAAAATATAAGTAATCTAAGAAAAGAATTGGTTAAATTAAAGAACGATCAATTTGAATACGATGAACAACAAAAGAAGTCAAAAGAACAAGACGATAAAACAACAGAAGCAGTTGTAAAAAATACAAAACAAAAAGTATTAGCTAAAGAAGAAGATAAAAGTAAAAATCAAGAATTAATTGACAATGCAAATGCTTTAAATGAAGCTTTAGCAGAAAGTGATGCAGCAAGGCAAAAAGCAAAAGAAGATCAAGCAGTAGCAGATGCTAAAATGCGAGCTGATGGACTTGAAAAATTAAAAGAAGATGCGAGAAAACAATTAGAAATAAACAGACAATTACAAGAACAAAAAATAAAAGCAGTTCAAGATGGCTTAACGACTATCGCAAACATAGCTGAATTATTTGCAGGTAAATCTAGGAAGCAACAACAAATTGCATTTAATATTCAAAAAGGTGCAAACATAGCAAATGCAACTATTGACACTTATAAGGCAGTTCAAAATGCAATTGCATCTACTCCAGGTGGACCAATTATAAAAGGTTTAGCAGGTGCTGCAATGTTAACGGCAGGATTATTAAACATTAAAAAGATAGCGTCAACTAAATTTGATGCAGGTGGATCTACAGGCGGTGGAGGTGGATCTACTCCTTCAAGTGGTGGCGGTGGCTCTAGTGGTGTTGGTAATGTCATAGCTCCTAATTTCAGTATTGTAGGCGCAAATGGCACAAATCAATTAGAACAATTAAAACAAGCACCAATACAAGCCTATGTTGTAAGTGGTGAAATGTCAACACAACAATCATTAGATAGAAACAGATTACGAAACGCAACGTTATAATAACATGAAAAAAGAACTACAAACAATCGAATTAACAATTAAAGATGAACTAAAAGAAGGTGTATTTGCTATTAGTTTAGTAGATAATCCAGCTATTGAAGAAGATTTTATCATGCTTAATGCCTTAGAAGTTGAGTTAAAGGTTGTTAATGAAGAAAAAAGAGAGGTTATCGGACTTGCTTTAGTGCCAAACAAAAAGATATTAAGACGTAAAAACGATGTCGAATTCAATATTGAGTTTTCAGAACAAACAATTGAGAAAGTTCAGGAGCTTTATATGAAGAATTTACGAGCTAATAACGTAACAATTGATCATGAAAAGCCTGTTAACGGAGTATCTTTGATTGAAAGTTGGATAGTTGAAGACCCTAAAAACGACAAATCTAATATTTACTGTTTAAATGCTGTTAAAGGTGCGTGGGTTGTTAAGATGAAAATCTATAATGATGAAGTTTACGAAGGCGTTAAGTTGGGTAAATTTAACGGATTTAGTATTGAAGGAATGTTTGATGGATTGGACCAACTTAAAATGTCAGAACTTACAGAGGAGGAAAAATTGATTGAAGAAATTAGAAGTTTGTTGGATAAATTATGATTGATTTAAATTATAATAGGCGGTTTAAAGAAGTCACTACAATTAGTGATACTGATTATATTTATTATGATAATAACACGCAAATATTACAACGTATTTTATATAGTGATTTTGTAGATGCAATAAATACGAGTATTGGGATACCTAAATACGGTTCGTTTTATTCCACACAAATACAAACTCCGACAATAAACACAATAACAGCTATAACATATAATAATACAGATACAAGCGCAACTAGTGGTATATCAATTTTAGATAATAGCAAAATAAAAGTAGATACTACGGGAGTTTATAATATACAATTTTCAGCACAAATAAAAAGAACGGCGGGGGGTGTTACAAAACAAATAATTATTTGGTTACGAAAAAATGGCATTGACGTACCCTCAACTTCTACACATATAACTATGCAATCAAATGATGATTATATTGTTAGCGCTTGGAATTTCTACTTACAATTAAACGCAAATGAATACGCAGAACTTATGATGTGGCAAAATGATGCTATTGAATTAATTTATGAAGTTGCGAATACTTCGGTACCTTATCCTATTGTACCCTCTGTAATATTAACAATACAAAAGATAAGTTAAATAAAATCAAATAGTTAAGTAAATAAATAGAAACAAATAATAATTTAATCGTTAAGAAAGTATGAACAAAGAAGTAAAAAAAGCAATTAAAACACTTAAAACCTTTTTAGGAATGGAGACAAAACTTGAGGATATGCCTCTTGCAGACGGAATGACTACAATTCAAGCTGATATGTTTGAAGTAGGTGAGTCAGTATTTATAGTTGTTGAAGATGCTGAGTTAGTACCTTTGCCAGTTGGAGAATATGAACTAGCAGACGGACGTATTTTAGTTGTAGAAGTTGAGGGTGTTATTTCAGCAATTAATGAAGTTGCAGAAGAAACAGAAGTTGTAGAACCAACAGAAGTTCCTGTAGAAGCTGAGAAAGTAGCACCACAAACAACAACAGCAAAAAAGATCGTTAAAACAACAACTGAGGAGCAACACTTTTCAAAGTTAAATGCTAAGATTGAGGAGTTAGAAGCTAAAATTTTAGCACTTTCAAAATTTGACGAAATTATTGAAGTAGTAAAAGAGGTTGTAGAATTGGAAGAAGTAAAACCAATAAAACACAATCCAGAAAACAAAAGTAAAAACGATACTCCATTAACTCCATTAGAGCGTTTTAGAGACATTAAAAGTAGAATGAATGGGTAATTTTGTTAATCCATTTGAAGCAGGTATTAATTACGATATGTTTCTAAAAGCATTAGGAACAAAAACAGTAAAAACATACTGCAAAGGTCACTTAACAAATGAACAAATAGAGTGGTTAATCAATGATTTGAAACATTATAAATTAAATAAAAACAAATAAACAATGGCAATTAGTTACACAAGTGTAGACATCAGAGGAAAGGCTACAGAAGAAATTTTAGAAGAGGTTTTATTCGCAAACAAAACAGTATCGGAAGGGTACGTTACATTTGCAACGGATATTAAAGCGGGAACAATCATTACCGAAGCAGGTGTTGACGTTACAGCTCAATTGTATACAGGTTCTGCATTATCTAGTTCTGGATCAATGAACGTTACAGATAGAATTGTAACTCCAACTAAGTTAGAGTACAAACAAACATTCTTACAAGAAGCATTGAGAGCAGGTCGTTTTGGTCGTTCAATGAACCCTGGAGCATTCAATATTGAAAGTTCAGAATTTGCAAGTACAGTATTAGCACAATATGCGCCTAACGTTTCTCAAGATGCTGAAAACATTTTTTGGGGTGGAATTACTGCAGCTCAACAAGTATCAATTGCAGCATTAACTCCGGGAGCAGGTCAAGGTTCTATGACTGCAGCAACACAAACAGCAGTAGCAGCATTAACTCCAGGTTTGGTTAACGGTGTATTTTCTAAGGTACTTTATGATAACTCTGCATTAGGTGGATATATCAAAGTAACAGGAACAACTGTAACAGCTTCAAATATCGCTACACAAGTTGGTTTGATTTACGCAGCAATCCCAGCTGAAAATTTAGCAGATACAGTTAGCCCAACAGCTATTTATTGCCCAAGAGCTTGGAGACAATTAGCACGTATTGCTAACAATTCAGTTGGAGCAGCACAACAAATTAACTTTGAATTCGATTCAATGGCTGCAGATGCTAAATGTTTCTACAACGGTGTTGAGTTGATTTTCGTACCAACTCCTAACAACTTAATGGCTTATGCTCAAAGAAAAGCAGCTATTTACTGGTGTACAGATTTAACAGATGATATTAACCGTTTTGTTGTAGATAAATTGACTGCAGATTCAGACGTTCAATTCGTTAGAACTATTTATACTTTAGCAGCACACGTTGGACAGGCTTCAAAAGGTGTTCTTTACGGAGGATAGTATTTAAATAAAATTAATAATCTAAGGGGGTGGTGAGAAATACGCTACCCCTTTTTTAATACAAAAAAATTATGGCTTGTACAATAGCAGCAGGAAGAATAGAACAATGTAAAGATAGTATTTCAGGGTTAAAAAATATTTATTTCATTAACTATCAAATTGAAAAATCAGATGTAACTTATGACGTTACAAATACCGACTTAATAACAGCGGTTACAAATGTAGATACTTTGTATAAATACGAATTAAAAAGTTCAGAAAATACGTTTGAACAAACAATTAATTCAGATAGAAATACAGGTACTACTTTCTTCACACAAACTTTGAATGTTAAGTTGAAAAAACAAGACATAGCAACGTCAAAAAATGTGAAATTATTAGCTTATGGAAGACCTCACATAGTAGTTGAAACAAATGCAGGTCAATTTTTCTTAATGGGTTTAAGACAAGGATCAGACGTTACTGCAGGTGCTTTGTCTAGTGGTGGTGCAATGGGTGATTTTAACGGTTATTCTTTGACTTTTGAAGCTCAAGAAGAATGTTACGCAAACTTTTTAAATGCAACTACTCAAAGTGCAATGGTTACTTTGTTCACTTCAGCTACATTAGTTGTAGGATAGTTAATAAATGATTGATATTAAGGCCTTACAGAAATGTAGGGCTTTTTTTTTGAATACAAATTTTGAAATAATACGTTAAATTGATATGATTATATTAACAACGGAAACAACAGAACAAACTTTCAATTTTATCCCTAGAAATAAGGACATAGATTTTGACGTTTTTCCCGTACTTGATGAGCAAAGCAATGAAATTGTAAACATACTAGTAAATAATTCAACAGGAACGAGCTATAACAAGCTACAAATAACAGATGAACAAACAAATGAAACTACTGAATTAACTATAATTAGCAGTTATGCGGGTGAATACTATCATACTATAACAACTGAATTTGAATTAATTGAAGGTCATTTTTATATGATACGAGTTTATAGAGATTCTATAACGCAAACTAGATTTTTAGGTAAAGTATTTTGCACAGATCAAAGTTTACCATATACAATTACAGATAGAGTTTATAATGAAAAAACAAGTGAAAACGATTTTATAATATATGAATAAGCAAACTCAAATAATAGAATTAAGTCAATATACTACGCCCGTAATTACTGAACAACGTAATGAAGGTTGGGTTGACTTTGGTAAAAAGAATGATTACTATCAATTTTTAATAGATAGGTTTCAAAATTCAGCTACAAATAACGCAGTAATAAATAACATTTGTAAACTTATTTACGGACGTGGAATTACTGCTTTAGATGCAAGTAAAAAACCAACTGATTATGCTAACTTTTTAAGCCTTGTTTCTAGTGATGACATTAAACGTATTATTTCAGATACTAAAATGTTGGGTCAATCAGCTATTCAGGTCCATTATAACAAAAAAAGAGAGGTTATAAAGTTCTTACATTTGCCAGTTAATTTAATTCGTTCAGAAAAGTGTAACGAAGACGGTGAAATATTAGGATATTACTATTCTGATAACTGGCAAAAAACAAGGGAATACAAACCTATTAGATACGATGCATTCGGCACTTCTAAAAGTGAGGTTGAAATATTAATGATCCAACCTTACAGCGCAGGAATGAAATACTATTCTTATGTTGACTATCAAGGTGCTTTGGATTATTGTATGTTGGAAGAAAAAGTAAGTGAATACCTTATAAATGAGGTTTCCAATTCTTTTGCACCAACTACGATAATTAACTTTAACAACGGACAAGCTACTCCAGAACAGAAAAGACAAATATCAGAGGACGTTACAAACAAGTTAACAGGATCAACAGGTAAGAAAGTAATAATTTCATTTAACGACAATCCCGAAGCTAAAACAACTATTGACACTATACAATTACAAAAGGCTGCAGATCAATATCAGTATTTAAGTGAAGAAAGTAGAAATAAAATATTAGTAGGTCACAATGTTACAAGTCCATTATTATTTGGAATAGCTACTTCAACAGGTTTCTCATCAAATGCAGATGAATTAAAAAATAGTGCTATATTATTTGATAATATGGTTATAAGACCATACCAAGAATTAATAGTTGAGGCATTCGATAAAATACTAGCAGTAAATAATATTAGTTTGAACCTTGAATTCGTTCCATTACAACCTTTAGATAGTTCGGGTGAACTTGCAAGCGGTGGCGCTAAACGTATAATTGATGGTATAAATTCACTTTCTCCATTAGTTGCTAATAAAGTACTAGAAAGTATGACAGCGAACGAGATACGTGGGTTAGTTGGTCTAAATCCAGAGCAAGGTGGTAGCGATTTACAGCCAGAAACTACCTTAAGCAAAGAACTTTCAGAACTTGAATTATATCTAAATGAAATTGGAGAAGATTTTGATAATGAAAATTGGATAATTGTAGATGAACGAGATGTTGATTACGAAGATGAAATTAATTTAGACGCTCAAATTGAAGCTTTAAATAACCCTAAAAAGAATTTATTACAAAAATTAGCTAGTGCAGTTAAAGCAATACCAAATGCAAAGAGCGAACAAGATAAAAATATTAAAGGAGTTAATTATAAAGTAAGATACCAATATACAGGTAATCCTTCACCTCAAAGAGATTTTTGTAAGGTAATGATGAAGTCAAATAAATTGTATAGAAAAGAAGATTTAGAACGAGCAAACTCAAATGTTGTAAATCCTGGGTTTGGGCATAATGATGAAGCTTATAATTTGTTTTTATTTAAAGGTGGCCCGAGATGTAAACATTCATTTAAAAGAGTAACTTTTATGTCTACAAATGGTATAGATGTAAATTCGCCAAATGCGAAAACAATCGGAACCGATACAGCAAGTAAAAGAGGTTATAAAGTTACAAATCCTTACCAAGTTTCTATACAGCCAAACAACTTACCTAGAAAAGGTTTTCACCCAAACAACGACAATTTACCTTCAGACGTTCAATAATTATGGCAAAAGTATTATTAATATCAAACAAAGATCTAGTTAAGTTTACGGCTTTAAATGGTAATATTGATCCAGATAAAGTGATGCACTTCATACAAATTGCACAGGATGTTTATTTGCAACAATATTTAGGTAGTAAGCTATTGACAAAGTTACTTACAGATACAGCAAATGGAACTTTAACAACTAATTACAGTAACTTAATTGACATATATTTAAAACCTATGTTGATCCACTTTAGCGCCGTTGAATTATATCCATTTATAGCCTATTCAATAAGTAATAAAGGAGTGTATAAACATAGCGCAGAGAACAGCGAAGTTGTCAGCAAAAACGAGGTTGATTATTTAGTCGAAAAGGAACGAGTAATTGCTGAAAACTACGCCCAAAGGTTTTTGAATTATATGAAATATAACCACGAACTTTTTGCAGAATATTACGATGTCTATAATGAAGATATTGCGCCAAAATTCAAGACCGATTTAACAAGTTGGTACTTAGACTAAATACAAATATTAAATAAATACGTTAATTACATAATGGCTTTAGAAAAAAGAATATCAGAACTTACAGCGAAAAGTGGATCAATTGAAGATACCGATTTAATGGTTATATCCGATTACAACGGCGCAACTTATGATACTAAAAAAGTGACAGGGGCGCAAGTTAGACCTTTTAAAACTATATTATTAACTGTTAGCCAATTAGGAACTAGTGCGCCGACTTTAGATTGGAGCTATACAAGTGAAATAACGCAAACATTAACATTAAGCAGAGTTACAACTGGAAGTTATAAAATTACTGCGTCTAGTGCTTTATTTACTACTGCTAAAACATTTGTATTAATTAGCTCTGGAAATAATACAATAACTGTTAATCTAAATATATATACTAACTCGTCAACTGAAATTTTTTTTTATTCAGCTAACAGTACTACAGGTTCTGCAACGGATGGTTTATTAGATTATGCAAATATTGAAATTAAAATTATAAAATAATGGCTATAGTTAAAAAAATATCGGAGTTAAGTCCAAAAGGTTCTAATTTAGGCACTACCGATTTATTGATAGTTGGTGTTGACAACGGAACTGATTACGATTTAAAGAGCGTTACAGGAGCGCAATTGTTGGGAACAGTTGTAAGTCAAACAATCACAAATGGAGTTACTAGCAAGGCACCAAGTGAAGACGTTGTTTATGACAATTTAGCTTTAAAAGTTGACAAGGTAGCGGGAAGTAGATTAATAACAACTGCTGAAGGTACTATATTAGGAAATACTAGCGGAACGAATACAGGAGACGAAACTGTAACTACTATAAAGACTAAGTTAGGAATAACGACTTTGTCAGGTTCCAACACAGGAGATCAAGATTTGAGTGGTAAAGTTGATAAAATAGTAGGTAAAGGACTTTCAACAGAAGACTATACAACTGCGGAGAAATCAAAATTAGCAGGTTTAAGTGGTACAAATACAGGGGATCAAACCTTGCAACAAGTTACAGACAAAGGTAGTACAACAACTAATCCTTTAACTGTTCAGGATGCTATATTTAGGACGGTAGTGTCGGCTGGCTCAATTAAAGCCTCTACGTTATCATTAAATACTTATTCAATATTAGATGGAGATGGTAAAATACAATTATTTACTAATGGAGTAGCTTACGCAATTATTAAAGCTACTAATTTAGCGGATAATATCACGTTAGAACTTCCAAATAAAACAGTAGGCACATATACATTAGCAACTACTTCTGATTTTAGCGGAACGAATACGGGTGACCAAACATTCTTAAATGCAAGAGTTCAATCTGTAACTAGTTCAGCTACGGTAACTCCAATTTCTACAAATGATTTGGTTAAAATAACGGCTCAAGCGGTTG